GGCTTGTTCCGCTTTGCGATTTTGCATACGGATACGGAATGCGTTTGCCGCCGCGAGTTGTCAGCATAATAGTCTCTATCGGGCAGCGCCCCGATGCATAGCCAACGAACTCGAGTAAGCCATGCCAAGCCTTTCCGGCTTTAATAGTTTTGGAGGGGGTTAATTCTCCTACGCTAGAGTCAAACATTATGGAGGCTCCGGCTTGTAATCGTAATTAAACACAACAGGAACGCCTGACGCGTCCTCCATCACAAGTGTCTTTACAGGCTTTAGCTCTATGGCAACAAGAAAGTCGCTGGTGAGTATTACAGACTCATGGTACGTACGTGCATCGTAGTTAGGCTCAGTTAGCGGGCTATCTATGCCACCACCTCCGCCCGATGACGGAGCACTACCCGACCAGGTTGCACTGCCGCGCTTTGCTGCCTGTCCTCCGCGAACCGGCAGCACTGGCAACGTGCGCTCGGCGCGATTGTTCTCAGCCAGCGCGCGCATGTCGTCACGCATTTTTCTGCCTGACGCACGGCGCGCCTCTTCCATATTTCTTCCGCTTTGCTGGCGGTTGTATTCCATATCCCTGCCAGACTTGCGGCGTGCCTCTTCGTTTGTCATGTGACCACCTAGACTAACGCTGTTAGATCGACATAGCTGAGCGAGCCACCATTGTTCACAACCAGCCGGTTGTTCAGAGGATCAATAATAATCGACTTTGTTGTCTCTGTTGCTGCTGTAACACCTTCTATCGACTCGGTAGTGGCAAGCGCAGCCCATCCGCTAGGCGTGCTTACACCACACTGCTGAACGATCGACCCTTCATTTGAGATGAATAGACTGCCAATGGGCGCGACAGGCTGATACTCAAGTTCGCCATTGCCTCGGATCACTGGAAGAATCGGATGCCATACGCCATTATGCGACATGATGTATTCAGTTTCTGTCGATGTATCGCTGTAATGACTACCGTGCGGCGCGACCACCGGAACCGTATTCGGATCAACTTCGCCGCTGAAAATGTGCTGTACATTCGCCATGTCATTCCCCTACCAAAATATTAGAATTTTCGTCTACCAGTGTATCGCCAGTCTCGTCTACTAGCGCTCCGTCAGTGACAGGGTCGCCACCGCCACCCGCTTCAAGGACTTCGATTCTGTTTTGCAGTGCCGTCAGCTGTCCCGCAGTGAGCGTGCAATAAATGAGCGTTTCAGCGGGCCAGTCTTGAGCGGTTGTCCCGTCTTTTCCGCGAGCTATTGCAAGCCCAGCTGACACCTCAACAATCTCCCACTGCGTTTGCTCAAGCGGGTTTGCGCTGTTGGTTAGTGTGAGCCAGTAACTGCCAGTCAAGTCCAGCCGAGAGGCAGCTAAAGGTGAGATAGGCAGCACAGTCGCGCTGCCCGATAGCGGAGCTGTGAGCTGTGTAACCCAGTTGTTTATGTATTTCATTCAAAGCTCCAGCAAGTCGTTAGGTATGCCAACGCGATAAACGCGCTCAAGCTCATGCGTTTTTTCATCAGTTTCGTCAGCGCTGATTGGCGGAGCAGTAACGGCCAGTCGGCGCGGGAATGACTCAAGCGTGCTGTCCTGCTTGGCGTCGTAGTTACCCGAAAAACCATCCAGCGTGTCGTCATACTCGCCGCTTGTGAACCGACCGCCCAGCTGCGAGGCAAGCTGAACTTGCTGACCCCATCCACTACCGCCGCCTGCATCGTCACCGCCTAATCGGGCTGGCACCAGGAGCGGATCAGATACGCCACCACCGCGCATGACCGCAAGGGTAATGCTCGTTAAAGCGCTGCCTGTTTCAAAGTTCAGTTCATCGACGCGTTGCGAACATTTGGCACGGGCGCGCGTGTACTGATCGTTGATCTCGATTGTGTGCACGAGATCCACACCAAGCGCCATGCTGGTCGGTACTGTAAAGCTCACTGCAGTCTTGCTGTGCGCATCGATTATTTCTGTGTGCGCAATCTGCATTAGGCAGCCGATAGCGTTCACACGGCGCCATTCATCTACTCGATCACCTGGTGATCCATATCCAGGATTGGGCGGGGCGACCGGTGCGGATCCTTGCTGGGTGGCAGTAATTGGGTTAAGGCTAGACTCCCAGCCGTCGGTGTCACCATGCTCAACATCAACGCTGGTACCTGTGCGGCTAATGATCTGCTGACCCTCTACCTGCCCTGCCTCTGTTGCGAGGCTGAGCCGGTATGTTTCCGTCACTGACTGAGTCCAGCGCCTCGCCCCCGTCCAGCCTGCGCCAAGCAAAAGACCGACTTGATTGTTGATCCAAGGCGCTCCGGTACCGCACGGATCTGGCATTGTGGGCGGCAGCAAATACCAGCCAGCTGATACAGGGGTAAGCCCTGCTCCCTCGGTAGCGCTAATCACCATGTCCTTGTCGGGCAGCTCACTAGACACTGATCGCCAGTTACAGAACCCGCTGATGCCCTCTTGGTTTTGAGTACCAGGATGACGCCATGCGAATGACTCACGAGCATCGTGCAGCCGTGGGTACCGGTACGCGACTTCTAGCTCAACGCGATTTGTTACGTTGCGTAGCTGAGCGAGATCAACATTGATCGACTGATAAACCGTTGTGTCGGGGCCAAAAATATAATCAGGTGTTGTATTTGCGTACCAACTGTACGTACGCAGCACTCCAAGCGTCGAGCAGTCCATTGATGCAGCGCGCGTACTCATGCGCTCAAGTGCGTAATCCCAGCGCGACCGGCCCTCTACTGACTCGAAAACATCCGCGCTCCACATACCCTGAGTCAGCGCGTCAATTTGCGCAACAGTCATCGCCTCAACTTTGTTTTGCAGATTGTCAGTCGCAGTGATCTGCATGACTCGTGCCGGAGCATCCCAGCGCGGCTCTGCAACTAGACCTGTGAACAGGCGAACCTGTACAGCGTTAAAGCCGTCATCTGTTATGTAGTCAATCGTGACCGTGCGATCTGCTAGATCCGTTTGCACTAACTCGCCGGGCATATAGAACAAGCCGAGCTCAGCAATGCCAGCGCCGCCTTTTTCTCTGTCTACGCGGACGCTTCCAGTCAAGCGCTCGCTAACATCCACGCCCCCGAGCATTGCCACCGCAGACCAACGGAAGCTGTGGCCAGCTGGCGGTGGTGGCACCGGGAAGCCCGGATACACACCATCACCCACGAGGGGTGACTCTGGCGGTTGAGGCGGATCAATTACAACTGGATCGACAGGCTCAGCACCCCCAGCTAACGCATTGAGAGGCCAGCTGTTTATAGGTGCGCTATTTAACATTTAGATTTCTCGTGCGGTAAATTGCCATGTAAATGATGCAGCAGCAGAATCCAGCGCTTCAGCTGGCGGCGTGGCCAGCACGTTAAATACTGGCATCCAGCTAACGCGATACGCAGACGCTCCTGCAACTGCAGTAACCGTTGCCGTTTTGCCGGTCACGCTGACTGCAGTGCGCACCCAGTGCGAGCCGATAAGTGCATGCGCCCAAGGCTCAACATCGGGGCGCGGTGTGCTGTTGAGCGTGTACGTTAGCGAATTACCGGTTATGGTTTTTGGCTGAGTACAGCGCAGCTCAAGCGGCTGAGTGTAATCTAAGGCATCAAAGCCTAAGCCCATCCAGCCGGCACCTGACATCGTGATTGTTTCTTTTGACCAGTGCGCCATCCGGACAAGTGAGCCGCCTGATAAGCGCACATCTGTCCAGCCCGTTTCTTGGCTGTATGACTGGCCGACCGCACCCGCATGCAGGATTATTGGCAGGCCGCCAAGTGTTACGTGGGGTCGTATCATTTGCGCGTCCTCCCGTATTTAAGCGCGGCACGATGCAGATCATCGAGGTTGCTAGTGCCAGCAACGTCTACGCTGAATGAGTCGCCGCTTGGTAAGTGAAAGTTTAGGGAGCCGATGTTTTGCGGTTGTTGGAAGCGCTGAGTAAGAGAGCTATCCATTTTCGGAATTGGCACATTAGCAAATGGGTTAGCAGATACCAGCCCGCCTTCCGCGTAGCCGCGCATACGACTCATTGTGTTTTGAAACCCGTTGCGGCGTATCTGCTCGAGGAATGACAAAGCACCAGGCTCCTGAACAATGCGCTTTGGCTGAACATGCTCATCAGCGTGAACTACGCCTGCCGCCTTATACTTAGATCCGGGGCCAGTCCATCCACCGTCAGCAAATCCTTTAGGTGTTTTAGGCTCGGACTTATTGGCGGCGTTCACTGCCTCATAAAGAACAGTGACCGGAATAGTAAGCTGCTTGGCCAAAGCCTCAGACAGCGCTTTCATCTTCTCTCGAATGGCCGCTTCGTTCTGGTCATCCCAGCTGACATCAATGGACATGGTCTTAAGGGCTTCCCCTTGTTTGACCAACTCGCTGATGCTCGTCTTTATGTCCTCGACTTTCTGCTCCGCATTTGTGCGCTCTATGCCTGCAGCGGCTGTTGCGATTCGCTTAAGCTCCTCAGCCATCCCAGCTAAGCCGTAATTACTTTCGCCGGCGGCCTGTATTGCCTTGATCGCCTCCCCGCTTCTGCGAGCCTGCTTAATGGCCTCTTCCGTGTTGCCAGCAGCCAATGCTTTGCGGGCAGAGATCATTGAGTCCTGCGCGTCCGCATACGAGTTCGGCTGGTCTTTGCCGCCGCCGCGCACATCATCCACTAGAGTTTGAAACTCTTTTTCTATCGAGAGCTCTTTTTTGCGAGCCGTCTCTAGCAGCTTATTAGCTTTTTCAAGCTCTGTAGATTGAGCAACGATGTTTTTGCGCAGGTCTTCAAGCATTTCATTTTTGATCTGCTTGAGTTTGTTTTTGTGCTGTACTGCATTTTCTTCAGCAATTGCATTGCGGGCAGCTTCTCGAGCCATAAATTCTTCAGCTGTTGAGCCGTAAGTTTTCGCCCACCCCTTTACTGCTGCTAGCTCATCGAACTTTGTTCCGTTTCGCGCAGAAATTGCGCGCTGTTCTTCAGTCAGTCTCCGTATATTTAAATCTTTTTCATGGTTTGCCAACAGCTCGCTGGCTTGGATTATTTTTTCATTATCCTCTTTTGCTCGCGCTGCAGCAGCAGCTGTAAGATTAAGCCTTTCCTGAATGCTTTTCCTGAGCCCGGTTAGCTCTAGGGCAAAACCGAGCATAGTAAGATCTGTGAATAATTGTTCTGCAAGTCTTGTAAGGCCTCCTGTATCGCCATTCATAATTTCGTTAAGGATGTCCGATATATTCACCAGGTCGCCGGAAAGTGTTGCTGATAAGCCTATAAGCGTGTCAATTTTATAAATAACATTATCAATCGAGGCAGATGTGCGAGTCCATGCATCTTGAACGGTTACTCGCATGTCGTCTGTTTTTTTGCCTAGTGCTCCGAGCTGGCTGATGAGCGCCGGGATAACGACCTCGGACGTTAGTTCGCCAGCCGCAGCCATGGCTATAAGCTCTTTTCGACTTTTCCCAAGTCCTACAGCTAAAGCGTTTGCAATTTCTGGCGCCTCAGTTAAAACGGAGTTGAAATTATCTCCGCGCAGTACGCCTATTTGCATGGCGCGGTTAAAGTTAGTGATAACCGTCTCAGCCTTCTGCCCAGTTGCGTTGCTAGCAACTAGCCCAAGGTTTACAACTTCCGTTAAGTCCGCCACCTGCTGAAGAGTAAAGCCGGCTTCTCTCAATGGTTTTAGCGCGCTAATGAACAGCTCTGCGTTATTCGCCATGCTTGTGTAGGTTCTAGCGCTGATCTCCTCGATGCGCCGCAAGCTTAAATCAAATTCGTCTTGCGTCTCCGTAGCGTTCGCCAAGCGGTCGCGCATAGTTGCAACTTTGTCCGTTATATCAGTGATAGCGCCAACCGTAGATTTAACCGCGTAACCCACGGCTAGCCAGCCTGCTGCCCGCCCAGCAAGAGCCGCCCCGCCGCCGCCTCCTGAAGTATTGGCGTTTTCTTCTGTTGTTAGAGACTTAATTTCTAATCTAGTTTTCTTAAGCTGCGACTGGTAAGCGATTTCAGCGGCTACGCGCTCTCTTGCAGAGAGCTGCCCTGACTGAGAAAGCCTAGTGTAGTCTGCACGCAAAGCGACCAGCTCAACCCTAAGTTGGCGTAAGCGAGTTATCCCAAGCTGTTCTTGTGTTCGCTGAAGCGCGTAATCGTTTGCACCTAATGACTTCTGCTTTGCCATTTCAGCCTGGAGGCGAGCATGCTCTCCGGCAAGGTTTCGCGTATCTATGCCTGCTCCGCGCAGTTCGGTTCGCTGCTGCATAACAGCTAGTTTATGGCGGTCAAAGGCGCGCGTTGCAGCTGACAAAGTTCGTTCCGCTCGAGCGAGGTCAGTATCAAGGCTTTTGACAGGTTGCCCAGCTTCTTTGATTGCGCGCTTAAGCTCATCAACCGTGCGCTTTGCTGCAAAGAACTCCTTGGATGCCGCTCGCGCTGACTCGGTAGTTTTCTGAAGAGCGTCAATTTGACGGATTGGTTTCTCAATAGAGCGAACCATTTCGGCGAACTCGGTGCGAAACTTAGCAACGCCTTTTACAGCGTCCTGCGCATCAGCAGTTAACTTAATTGAAATATCAGTCATTTTGCAGGACTCTTTAATGCTCGTTTAAATAGTGACCACGGGTATCCGAGGACACCGTGGTGACCGATCATAATTAGCGTACAGATACAATCATCGAGGGCGCTTAAGCTTCCGCTTCCGCCAGGTTCTTGTAAGTTCGCGCCTGCCACATAAAAAAATCTGAATTAAGCTCCTTGCAAGCATCAATTATCAGCCGTAGCTCGCTAGGCTTAAGCTCTGAGATATCATCAGCTTTTAGATTGGTGAATGCTTGTAAGTCAGATAGCCGAACATCTTCGAAAAGCGTTGAATCTAAAACGCTCTCATCATTCTCAGCTAGTAATAAGTTTCTAAGGCCGGCCACTGTAAGCTCTCGAACAATGACTTCCGAGCCGCCGACAATAACAATTTTGTTATGAAAAAGTTCTTTCATATTATTTTCTCCAGGTAATAAAAAACCCGCACTCGGCGGGCTTTTATAATTTCGAACTAAGGCCAAATAAATAAATCTGCTCCTGTGTACGAATCAGATTCGGGATTGTAAGTTATTTTTACAGTAAACCCTTGAGCGAGCATTACCCCAAAAGCATTGCTAGACTCAAAGTCGCCGCCAAAGAAATATGAGCAGTCTCCTAGCTTTTCGCTGCGCACAGGCGAGCTATTAAATTTTGCGCTAGACGGGCTTATAAGATGCTTTTTGACATACTTGCGAGCCATAACCCATGCCATTTCCTTGTCGAAGCATCCTTTCGGGGATAGCTTAGGCTTGTTTTTTTTCTCGGCTACATATTCAACTGCATATTTATAGCCATAAAAAGACAGGCCAGCCATGCAAATAACAATGATAGAGGCAAGCATGAGGGCTTTTGCCACGCTAACTTTTATAATCTTTTTTTTACAAGCAGCACAGTATATTGAGCTTCTTATTTTAATCTGTTTTCCAGTAAACCCGCATTCTTTACATCGCATGACTTTCTCCTTTTTAGTCAAGGAGAAATATAACGCAACCAGCAGTTAGTAGCGATACCGGAAATCCGGTATCGATCCAGCACAGGCGCAGCGATCATCACCGCACCTGTGTTGGCACTCCACGTATCTGAGGAGTGGTATTACCCGCGACTGACTGGCCGGAGTAGCAAGGCCATGTCTTTGGCGGCGCGACGTAGGACTTCGAGGGCCGATTCTTTCCAGAGTAACTGGACAACCGGCGCGCCGTCGCTGTGCTTGCGGCCTGTTTCGACCAGCTTGGAGTGCTGTTTGCCCTCTTCTGTTGGTAGCCAGCGCAGGCTGTTATGCCCTTCAGGTGCTGGGGTTTGTAGCTTGGCCTTTTCTAGCAGCTTGTTGAATTGGTTGCCTGTTACATCAAAGCGCTTGCCGAGCGCGGTTGGTGTGTAGGCTAAGTCTTCAACGGCTGCGGGCAGCGCGTCGATGCCTAGCAATTCAAGGGGGCCGATGCCGATTTGCTTTTTAACCAGCTTGTCGGCATGGAAGCGCGCTGGGTTGCCATCGAAGCCCATCAGGCCAGCAACGCGCAAACCTGCTTCGGTCATATCGCCGACTGTTTGCACCAGCTCCAAGCGGGTGACTTGGAAGTCTTGGAATGCGCCTTGGGCAAAATCTTGGCCGACCGCTTGTTTTTGCGTGACCACAGCGTCAAAGGTGCGAATCACATGCAAGTGAAACTTAGGACTGATCCACATGGCGTAAGCGTAAACCAGTTCTTTGCATACGTAAGTGCCTCGGCCGATACCGCCGTGCTCTACTGAAATAGCAAGGCTCAGATCTGAGACTTGCTTTACCTCATCAATAAGCTCGACAGTCTCTGCCAGTCTCGACCAATTTGACGGTTTATGCTTTGCGATCCCGCCGCTAGCTCTATGCAGATCATTCAAACAATACAACCCGTCATCATCTTGACGGATCACTTGGTTAGCAATAATTATATTTGACATGGTGGCCCTCAATGCATGTGCTGTTTAGAAAGTTGATTGAATACTGCGCGGGTTTGCTCAAGGTGGCCTTGCAGCATCCAGAGCACATTGCTCAGGTGCTGATCCATGTCTACCTCGGTGAGGGTAGACAGCAAGGAGATGGAGCGGGCAAAACCGCAATCAATTACATTGACCAGTTCACCATTGGGGATGCCAGTGCGCACAGTAAATGCGTCTTCTAGTTCAGTTGCCATTTGCACCACCTTGTCAGCCGTAGTATTATCAACGGCGTGAATTCCTATATTCATGTGCTTTGAAGCCTCAAGTGTTACCGCACTTGGGGCTTTTCTTTGCGTGTTGTTATTTGGCATGGTCTTTCTCCTGCATGGCCTCGGCCATTGCATCCTCAAGTATCTTGCTAACAATCCAGTTCATGCTGCGTTCTTCGCGTTCTGAACGCTCCAGCAACCAGTCGTGAACCTCAGGCAGCATTCTCAAGCCGAACATTTTGCGCTGTATTTTTTTATCTGACATATCCAATCTCCTGCAATTTTCTGTATTTAATGCCGTCTTCAATAAGCACGACTAGCTCAGCATTCGTGCTGCGTCTATTGCTGTGTGCGAGGTCATCAACCTGATTCTTTAAGGATTCAGGTAAACGCAACGGGTATTGCGTGCGCGCTTCTTTGTTCACTTCAACCTCCTTAGCCTCCCAAAGATAAAGCACCGTGCTTTAGCTTGTGCCAATTTAAGCACGGTGCTTTATTGCAAGTCAATAGCATTGTGCTTTATTGTTTGCCCATGAGCAGAGCAAACCCCCAAGTCAACTTTAGAATGCCGCAAGAGTTAAAAGACAAACTCGAAAGCGCAGCCATAGAAAATCGCCGTTCCATTACGGCCGAGCTAGTAGCTCGCCTCGAAAATAGCTTTTGCGAGAACAGTCCGCACAACAATCCAGAAGTTGAGTTGCTGCATAAGCTCTACAACGAAAGCAGCGCCAAGCTGGCTGAGCTGGAAACTCTAACCAGTGTAGGCAGCATGGAGATGGTCGAACTGAACAGCGAGCGCGCAACCAACACCATGCTTAGGCACTTGCTGGCTCGTAAGTTGAGCGAGCGGCCTACAGAGTAGGCGGCCGGCCTATTACTCCGCGTCTTTAATGGTCATGTACTGCGAAATACCAGTGCCTGTTTTGGTCGGGTCCTTCTCAACCTTGGCGGTAAACTCCATACCCTTAAAGTCGTCACCAATAAAGCTGAGGCTTGCTGGTGAGTGGTTTACACGGAACACTTCGATGACCACAGGCTTACCGCTCCGGGCTTCGTTCAAGCCAAGGAACACATGACGGTAGCGCTTGCCTGACGCCACTAGCGCCTGAATGGTCGCGTAGTTGCCGTGCTTGTAAGCCACTTTGATTGCCGTGCCAGCATCAAGCACTTTGGTGCTGGTAGGGAGGATTTCAGGCATGCCAGCGCTGTTGATAATGTAATCTTCATCCAGCACTAGAGTGGTTGAGCCGGTGGCTTCTGTAATCACAACTTCAGTTGCGCTGGGGTGCTCAAGCAGAACAAGCGAGCCTGGGAAAACTGTGTGCGCTTCAGCTGTAATGGTTCCAGCTAAAACGTCTGTGCTTGTGCCGTATAGGGCGCGAGCCATGTTTTCAGCTTTGAAGTGTCGAGCTTGATACTTGATATTGAGCGAGTTAATTCGCTGAACTGAAGCATCAAGGCCGCCGCCTGGAGTGGTGTAATCCTGCTCTTCAATCTCTTGCGGCGAGGCTTCGTACTCTAAAGAGTTGCAGTTGCCAATAAAAATAAGACCTTTCGGGTTATCTAGGTCTTCGAGAAATTGTCTGCCGACACCAAGAAACGCGCCGCGTAGATCAGGCTTAGCCATGATGTATTACCTCTTCTTTAGTAGATTGTTTAATGACACCATTAGCTTCTAGCCACTGGCGTTCTTGCTCGGTTACTTTGATTTTGCTGCCTGGGGAGTGGGTTACACCTTTGTGGGTGTGTGCATAAAGCAGAGTTACTTCTTTATCTGATGCTTTACTCATCATCGCTGCTCACTATCATCTTGAATTGAATTGGGATAACTAGGCTCGCGGCCTTTAATCCGTCACCAGGTGCAACATGCTCTGGTGCGCCTATCTGCATTTGGCAAATACCAAAAGGAGCCCAGCTGACTCGACGATAAGACTCAGGCTTGATTGCTTTCCAGAGATCCATTTCCAACTCATCAAGTGCATCGTCATAATCGTCAAGCCCTACATCAACAGCAGCGATGATGTAATAGCCGGGGCTTACTGCAAGCTCGCCAGACGCTGTATCAGGGGGTCCATTTTTACCGCGCTGAATAACAATGACTGGGAACCTGGCAGACTCCGCATCGATCACTTCGCTGAACCAGCCAGTTCTAACGTTATTACCAGCATTTGTTCTGTACCCGTTTGCAGTATTAATGTTAGTGAACTGGTCTTTTAAAGCCTCTCTCAGCCTAGTTAGTAGATTCACGTAATCTCCATGCACGCATAAGTTGCGTAGCGGCCATCGTTTGAGATTGGCTCTTCAACTATGTAGCTGCGAGAGCCAGCGGTGAACACTCCGCCGCGTGCTGCCTTTATTAGCTGGCAAACAGGGAAGCTGATCGCGAAAGTTCCTGCGGCAAACGTTTGTTCAACGCCGCCAATAACCACGCTGCTATCAATCATCAGGTCGATACTGTTAACGATCGCCCCATCTTTTGAGTCATAGCTTCCTTTTATGTCTGACAGTCGTGCGGCAATCGTGCGATTCATACGATCTAATGATCGGGCGAATTTACTTTCCATAATCTCTCCTTATCGAGCAGTCCTGACAGCTTCAAGCAGCGCTTTGCGCATCTCCTCTGGAAGAACTCGCTCAGCTGTTGATTGTCCGATGCCGTAAAAATCAAGGCGCTTTGAGTAGGTCGGTTTTGACACGAACGCTATAAGAATGTGCATGCTCTTCTTGCTTGTGCGCCGTGCGATGCCAAGCGCTTTCTTGCCTTTTCTTATAATGAAGTACTGGCGGGCGTTGCCTTTAGCAGAGCTGCGAGTACTGTCTGTAGCGTTGGCGTTATAACCAGCCTCGGAAAACCCGCCGATGCCTGACAGTGCTTTTGTGATCTGCCCGCGTGGCAAGTTGCCGTGCTTGTCGAGCTTTGCATTTTTACCAAATGCCGTTTGTTGGCCATAAGGAAGAAGTTGCCGCGATCTAAGGTTTAGTTCGCTGGCTTTATCTTTGCGCTCTCCGCTGTAGATTTGAGGACCAAGCCATTTAGTAGCTGGTGTGCTCTTATCTGCTTCGTTTTTCATATCAACGCTGGCGACAAGCTTGCTTTTTGTCGCTGGGAACAGTCGCAGGCTGCGCATTGTCCACCTCGTGGGGCGATCAAATACTGCTGCCATTTCAGTTTCAATAGCTTCCTTTGCTGTCTGCGCTGAGCGGGTTAACGCCAGCGCAGCTGCAAAAGGGATTTGCTTTTCAATGGCCTGCAGGCTGGCATCAACCTCAGGAAGCCCTTTGGTGTCGATGCGAACCATGCTCATAAACGGCGCTCCGGTATGTCTTGACCAGCAGTGATTGCATCGGCCCAGCTGAGCGCGATGCCTGCCGCGCCCTGTAATTCGCGGGCATGGACCGCCACTTCTGAAAAGCCGCCGTAGTAGTCCATTTCCACAGCCACTTCCAGCATGTGAATAGCCAGCGCCCGTAAGCGGCTGGCTAGCTCGGCTTTACTCGGTGGCGTCTGCGTCGGCTGTTGAGCCTGCGTCTGCGTCATGCTCTTCTCCGTCGCCTTCGCCTTCTTCGTCACCACCACCATCGCCTGCGGCTGCAGCAGCTTCCTCAGCCGCTTTAGCATCGGCCTTGGCTTGCGCTTTGGCTTCTGCGGCTTTTTCTTTTGCAGTGGCTGCCGGTACTGGGCCGATGATTCCAGCATCGAGCAGCTCTTCAGCAAACTCGGTGGTGGCTGGGGTGAATAACTTACCCGCTGGGATGAGTGCATTGGTGTCCTGAATGCTGCCAAGCAGCACCAGGTATGCAGTTTTATTCTTGGCCATGTTGGCTCCTTGGTTAAGCGATAACCTTAGCGGTCAGGAATGCATCTGGCTCAAGCAGTGCTGGCAGCGGTGCAGATTGCAGCATCAACCAACGTGCGCTTGGGTCCTGCTCTTCCCATGTTTTCGGGAAGCGAGCGGCTTCAACCATGCCTGTTTCAATGGCTTGAACGTCTTGGATCGCACCGTATAAGCGTTTGTTTTGAGCTTGGTTACTGCCCATGAGGATTTGGCCTTCAGCGATCATGGGTTCTAATTCATCAGTTTCAGGATTTAAAGCCCACTCCATATACGCATACAGATCAATGCCCGGGTCGTTTAGGTAGCCCAAATACACGACACCTTCAGGCATGTTTTGTGGGTTGATCATGCCCATGTCGATGCGGCGCGTGTTGAGCAGTTTATGAACCTGTTCGGACTTCATGAACGCATCCTGAGCGGCGCCCGACAAAATTACGTGAGTAGGGCGACGTCCTGATTTTTTCATAATCTGGCGTGCCCAAGTGCGTAGATTGCCGATTGGGTCAGCAGCGGCAGTGCCCCACTTGTCTGCAAGGCTGGTGATGTTGTGCTCAACGGGCATCTGGAAGTTCACTTCCATATCAACACCATCGCCTTTTACGATGACTTTACCGGTGCTGAGCGCACTGGCGGCCATCCACTCTTCGCGGCGGGTGATTTGATCGTTGAGTTCAGACAGGTCTTTACCCAGCTGGATTGCAGCGCGCTCGCCCGGTGTTTGCGTGGCGTATGGGTTTAGGCCGGGTGAGCGATTGAGCAGCTGCTCTGCGTTGGTCTCCATTTTCGGTTTGATGTACGCAGGGGTGATATTTGAGCTGGTGAAGCCGTCGCGCTCAATCACTTTGCCCTGGTGGCGCGGGCTGACAAATGGCGCTAGCTTGCGGCCACCTTTGACGATGTCTACGTCAACGGTTTTTGTGGCGAAGGTTTCTTCTGCAGAGAAGAAAGTTTTTAGCAGGAAAGTGCTGGGGGTGTGCATCTGCTCAACGGCTGCGAGCATGGTGCGAGTGTCAAAAATATCCATTGTGTGCGCTCCTTAGCGTACTGATTTAAAGGGCTTACTGTGCTTAGCGCACGAAGATTGATAAGGGGCGCAATGCGGCTTTTACGCTTTCGAGCGTGTGGCCTGCGCCGATGTCGAGCTGGCTGCCCAACACTTCACCGGTTAGGCGCACGATGCCGACGGCTTTTGCGTCTGTGGTGGTGATGGCTTCAGCGCAGATAACGGTTGGCACCTTCGAGGTGTCTTCTGCTGCAGCAAGACTGAGGATGTAATCACCCGCTGCATCTTTGCCGAGTACTGAGCCGGCCTTTAAGGTTTGGTTGAGGCCGATGGTGACGGCGTCAGTAACGACGGGGAAGTGGCCGGCGCTTAATTGCTCTGGGTTGTAAGTGGTTACGATTGGGTTAGGCATGATGCCTCCTGATGGTTGACCTGTTTGCAGGGTTTGATTGGTGCGCGGCGCTACTTAATGCCAGCGCCTTGGAGCATCAGGCCAACTAAGCCAGTGCGTTTGGTTGCGACTTTTTCAGCATCACTTTCTGGCGATTGGTGCTCAGTGCTGGTCGAGTCGCTTTTGATACCTGACAAGCTGATGCCGCGTTCTTTGCTGGCGGTCAGGATTGCCATGGCTGCAGTTTCTGCGCTGTGGCCGCCTTCGATGGCGGCATCAATTTCGGCTTGGAACTCAGGGCCGGCTAATTGGGTGATTGCGGTGACGCGGGCGCGCTCAGCTGTTGCGGCTTCTGCTTTAACGGACGTTAAGTCGAAGCTTTCAAGCGTTGCCGGTACTGCTTCAGCAACTACGATGTCTTGCGCATCGGTGCCTGCAGCAAGTGCGGCTTGCAGTTCTGCTGTGGTTTTTACGACTGTCTTAGTCATAGCGGTGGGTCTCCAAAGGTTGATTGGTTGTTGCGGTGTCGAAAGCTCAGTGATGAGCGATTCAAGCGAGCCGAGCCGATGGGCCAAGCCATGAGTAACGGCATCTGCACCAACGCGAATGCCGCCGAGGTCGCCCATTGCTGGGATTTTTTCAGGGTCTACACCGAGGTGAAGCGCCACTTTTTGTTGGAATACGCTGCCCAGTGAGTCGACCATCTCACCGAGCTTGGCGCGGCCTGCTTCGGTGGTAAGGTCTGGGCGTTTGTTCGGTGCGTTGCTGCTGACAATTTCGTAAGTGGTGCTGCCATCGTCTTTTTTGTCCAACTTCACATTGAGCGCTGCACCGATGCTGCCGGCTAAGCCGATGTCATCAATCACAATTTCATGCGCGGCGCTGGCGATCCAGTAAGCTGCACTGGCACCTGTGCCGCCGATGTACGCGGCGATTTTCTTTTTATCGCGGCCTTGGTAGATCAGGTTGGCCAACTCGTTAATGCCGCTGGCAACACCGCCGGGGCTGTCGATATTCAGAACAATGCTTTTGATGCTGGGATCATCGAGCGCGGTCTGAATGTCGGTGGCCAGCACTTCGGTGCTGGTTGCGCCGCTGATTCGCGTCATCAAATTGGCGTAGCGAAAGATCGGGCCGGTGACGGGGATCACTGCTACACCGTTGCGATTGGTGACTGTGTGAGTGTGTTCGAGCTGTTTGCCAAGTCTGGTTTCCAGCGCCTCAACATCGTTTGAGCGCTTGGCGATGCTTAGGATGTTGTCCAGGGCATCGGGCAAAATCAGCCAGGTTTGTGATGCTGCTAATTCAAACGCGCTCATTGTCATCTACTCCTGTTGTGGCTTCAGGCACTTGGTTTTTCGGTACCGTGTAAATGCCGTCTGCCTTGCGGCGGTTGATTTCAAGCAGGCGCTGGGCGTAGATATCTGCCCAAGGCTCACCGCTCATTGCTGCGGATTCCATGGCTTCGTTGCTGACGCCGATGTCGATACGCTTGCCTGCCGCGTTGGCTTCTTTGAGTTCATCAATGGCACCACGCGCTGGGCCGATCCATAAAGCGTTAAGGTAGGCGCGGCGTTTGGCTGGTTCGTTGTAGCCGGGCAAATTGATCATTCCACGGGCTACCGCCTCATCAATTACAAGTGCGCGGGTCGGTTGGCAGAAGTCGCTGACTAACCACCAGCGGCGCTGGCTGTAGAAACGCCACGCTTGGAGCATTGCAGCGCGTGCGGCTGAGTAGCTGCTGTCGTAGTGCAGCATTAGTTCTTCTTTAGGGATTTCTAAAGCAGCACCAATTTGCGTAACAAATGCAGTGAAGTACGGGTCAAACTGTGAGTTGGCTCTAGCTGGGTTAGCAACGTTGGCTTTCTCACCTTTGCCTAGATCGACGATGGCACCTTCGCCAAGACTGATATTTGCATCTTCACCGCCGTCATCTGGCACATCGGAACCCATCAGGCTCATGGCCGTCATAGGCTCTTCGTAGGCCTCGGTCTTTTCGATAAATACAGTAAAGAATGCGCTGAGTACTGCGCCCATTAATTCTGCTGAGCTGTAGCGCTCAAGCTTTTGTAGTGGCTCCAGTACTGGGGCGAGGAAT